CGCCACTACTCAAACAAGTGCCAAATATCCTACCAATCATGTCTTTGAAACAGAGACAGGACACTACGTTGAATTCGATGATACAGTAGGGAATGAACGTATACACCTATACCACAAAATGGGTACGTTCATTGAGATCGATAGTGCAGGGAATATGATTATCAAGACTGTAGGAAATGTTACGAACATTGTTGCAGGGAACATGGACACATACGTTAAGGGTAACTACTCAGTTTCAGCTGGAGGTAACATTGATGTATATGCAGGAAAGAATCTTACGGAGAAGGTAGACGGAAATCGAAAGACTACTATTACAGGAAATGATGAAGTTGCTATAACAGGAACTTTGACTGCAAAGGTTACTGCGGATGTGACCAACACTTATAGTGCTAACCTAACCACAACTATTACTGCACTTGGTTCTATCAAGGCGTCTGGTGCAATGACAGTCGGTGGTTCTTCAATCAGTTTCAACTAATGCCTGCAAGACTTGCAAATGCGTCATCTCATGTTATGACTGCATCACATTCAGCAGAAACTACATTAACTAATGCTGGTGCAAAACCAGCCGGTGGTATGGAGAATGTAGGTACTGCAACAAGTGAAACTTTTACGATGGCAGAAACAGTAACTTGTACGGAAACTGTATCTGACCCAATTACCAATCCACCAGTTCCTATTGTTTCTGATGGATTAGAAACAGCTGCAGGCCCGATGATTTCTATAACTAATATAGAATTGCCTACGCCTTGGACTGTACCAGCCACAGGAAAGAGTGAATCTTTATCTGGTCTAGGAACCGCTGCAAATAATACTAGTGCAGGAACATTTGATATTTTTCCAGATGTGAAGATTACAATAGTACAAGGGCCTGATACTTGTTCTGCGGGTGTGGGTGCTCAGGTAACAACCGCAACAATAACAGGGCCCGTAAAAGAATTAGATGATTGGGTAGTGCCTTGGACACCTTCATCAGCACCACCTTTCTTTGATGGTTCTGATTTTGGAAAGGCTAGAAGTTCGGGTTATGGAAATACTGCGGTTGGAGGGCCTGGGATATTTTATATTAAATTTACCTTAAAGTTTTTCTTAAATGCATTTTTAGATGGCCCCTGGCCAGGTTCACCAATAGAAGTTGACTTTAAGATAGGTGTTATAAATAATTACAGTAATGATAGGGAAAAATATATCAAAGATTATCAAGATGCTTATAGTTCCCTAACAAAAGTTCCAGAACTATCGGAGTGGCAAACATAATATGGCAGGATCTTACGCAAGAGAAGGGGATATGACAACTGGACATGGTTCATATCCACCAGCAGTATTTCAACCAGGCTCATCTTTATGTCAGAAGGCTACCATTGAGGGTAAACCTATGTTGACAGTAGATGCTTATACTGGGCCACATCAATCACCTTCAGGTGGATCTCCAACATTAGGTGGACATTCACCGCCTAATCCTTTAGGTGGAAAAATTATACAAGGTTCTCCAACGTGTAAGGTAAAATGTGATGATGGGGTATTTAGATTCGTTGCAAGAATTGGAGACTCATTAGATTGTGGTTGCAAAATAGTGGGTGGAGCAAAGACAGTAGGTGGTGGTGCTGGAGGATAATAATTAATTAATAAAAAATTGAGGTGATAAAATGATAACAGAAACAGACACAGATATGCAAAAAGAAGAACATTCAAAGTCAATAGAGGCTCGTAAGAAACTAAATTTCTATGCTAGATTTGTATTAAGTCTAGTAGTATTTGGTTCATTCCTTTTATTGTTATATTTACTATTCTTTCAACAAGTAGGTGATACCTACCGCGACATCGTGAATATTTTGGTTGGAAGCTTCGTGGCTATTTTAACTAAGACAGCTGACTACTGGTTCAAAGATAAGGATGATCCTGAACACAAGGAGTCTCAGGAATTGAATACTACTTCCACATCAACTAACGGATTAGCATAATGGCATGGGATGCATCAAGACAAAATGAGAAAAGGTCAAGTCGAGTCTATAAGGATTTGAACTTGAACTTTTCTACTAATCCAATTACACAAGATGTAACTACTGTTACTGATGTGAACGCAGTCAAAAGGTCTGTTCGTAATTTATTACTTACTAACCATTACGACAGACCATTCCATCCAGAGATTGGATCTAATATTCAAGCATTACTTTTTGAAAACTTTGGGCCTATAACAGGAAACCAATTAACCAGAACTATAGAAGAAATGATTGCTAACTTTGAACCAAGAGCTAGAGTTGAGAATGTAGAATGTTTCCCTTTACCAGATACAAACACATATGATATTAGGATTTATTTTTATGTTGAAAATCTCCCAGCAGAACTTATAGAATTTCAAACACTTTTAGAAGCGGTACGTTAATATGGCTACAAACTCAAAAGGAAAGATAGAGATTACTGATTTAGATTTTGATGCAGTCAAATCTAATTTCAAATCTTTTCTCTCACAACAATCACAATTTACAGACTACAATTTTGAAGGGTCTGGTATGTCGGTTCTTATGGATCTCTTGGCATACAATACTCACTACTTAGCATTTCATGCAAATATGCTTGCAAATGAAATGTTTATCGATACTGCATTAACTAGATCTGCAGCGGTTTCCCATGCAAAATCATTAGGGTATCTACCATCATCAGCTAAAGCATCTAATACAACTGTTGATGTTACTGTTAAAGGTGTTCCTATTTCACAAAAAACTTTAGTGATGGCTGCAGGAACAATCTTTACCACTTCAGTAGATGATGTTTCTTATAAATTTGTAACTATTGGAGATCATACTGCAACTTCTGATACTGGTACTTTCGTATTTACAGGGGTAGACATATATGAAGGTACAAGAATTAGATATACCTATACTGTTGATTCTCAAAATCTTGAACAACAATTTGTTATACCTTCTAATAAAGTAGATACTGGTACTATAATAGTATCGGTTCAAACATCATCAAGTGATGTTACTACAGAAGTTTATACTTTAAATACAGACTATGCAACTCTTGATTCTACATCTTTAAAATATTTTTTACAAGAAGTGGAAGATGGAAAGTTTGAGGTTTATTTTGGTGATGGTATTACTGGAAAGAAACCTATAGATGGTAACATTGTTATTTTAGATTATGTTGTAACTAATGGAACAGTTGCCGATGGAGCTACTTCATTTACACCCGCATCAAGTATAGGAGGATATTCCGATGTTACTGCATTAGCAACTGCAAGTGCAGCTGGTGGAGGAGATGCTGAATCTGTTGATTCTATTAAGTTTAATGCACCTTTAAAATATGCAGCTCAAGGTCGTGCTGTAACACCAGACGATTACAAAGCTATTGTTCCTTCAGTCTATACTAACATTAAGTCTATTCAATGTTGGGGTGGTGAAGATAATGATCCACCAATATATGGAAAAGTCTATATTGCAATTAGACCAAATACAGGAACATCCCTAACCACTACAACCAAGAATCAGATTTCAACAAGTCTTAAAAAATACAATGTTGCATCTATTGTTCCAGAGATAGTAGATCCAGAAATCTTGTATATAGTTATGGGAGTAACCGCTAAATATAACTCTACTGTGACAGAAAAAGCAAAATCAGATATTAAGGCTTTAGTTGAGACAACTATAAGTTCCTTTAATACAAACAATCTTCAAAAATTCGATAGTGTATTCAGACATTCAAATCTTCTGAGACAGATTGATGAAACTGACTCATCCATACTTTCCAGTACTGCAACAATGAAACTGAAAAGGATTGTCACACCAACATTACAAGCAATAACGAAATACACTATTTCATTTAACAACGCAGTATACCATCCAGCTCTAAATTGGGCCCAGACTGTTGTGGAATCTACTGGATTCTATTTGTCTGGAAATACTAACGAACAGTTTATTGATGATGATGGAAATGGAAATATTAGAACATTCTATCTTTTGGGTGGTACTACAAAGACCATTACCAATGCGGAAGCTGGAACTATTAAT